GCACTCTACGGTCTCTGCCCTTTGGTTTAGAAGCTAGTCCTAAAGACCAGCCAATACGCCTCTGACTAAAGAGTCTAGGCGGTTAAACTCATCACTTCCCATAGCTGGGTAAGTGTCCCTTGGAGAGAAGCCCCATCGCGGGGTTGTCCTTACCAAGTATCTGTAAGACGGAATTCCGGTGTCGCGAGACACCATCGTCTTACGCCGTAGTCCTCCAGCCAACAGGACCTTCAGCAAAGCAGGTTCATTGACTGACCCACCACAAAACGCTAAAAGGCCACTTAGCCAACGCGAAAAGTTCTTCCACTCACGCTCTCCTTGTGGTAGACCTCCGAATTCGAAGGTTTCCCACATCTCGAAGCGCAAGCTTGAGAGCTTTCGTTTGTACACTCCATACTGCCAGATTCCATTTTCATCGGGCTCTGACACCGGTGTGGGGGACCAAAGTCCTCCATCCTCCGTCTCATCGGGCGGTATCACCGCACGGGAGGTAAGGATTGCTAAGATAGTTCCCAAAGTTTCTTTGAGTTCTATAGAGTTCTTAGCAGACCACATGGCTAAACGATTGAAAGCGGAGTACAAATCCTGGTCAGATGTATACTTCTTCAAGTACACACCCCTGACGTTTTGACCCTGATACCAATCAGAGCCGCAGGACTCCCTAAAGTCGCCAGTGTAGAACGACTTCTCATGATTCACCATCATACCTAGGGTCGTTAAGACCTTAGAAAGAGGATGGTAAGCGTCCCGAGTGACACAGATGTCATCTCCAAAGACGCCCCACGCCTTAGTACCGCCCTCGTTCTTGAGCGGAATGTCATGGACATCATAGACGCCCAAGACTAAAGCTGAGAGAATCAGAGTTTGCAGAGGGAAAGTAAAACCATTACCCATAGTCATAAACATGTTAAGTGGCAAAATTTCGCCATCTTTCATGCGGACAGCTGGGGTTCGTAGCAATTTTAGCCAGTTCACCACAGAAGGAGGTAAAAGATACTCAATCAAGGCAGTACTAATATAGTCGCTGCATTGAGTAAGATCCATAGTCGCATATTCTCCTGTTAAGGAGCCGATGCGAGCAAGTTCAGCATTCATTGAGCTTTGATTGGTTAAATCAATACCAATAGATGCTAAAACCCTCTCCATCAACGTACCGACTCCCAATTGGAAGAAGGTGTTTAATGATGGTTCCGTAACTACAGCCCTCTTTGCCGTATAGGATTTCGGCACGAAAGTTAAATTTCCATGCTCTACGACTGTTGCATTCCCGTGTCGAGCTTTTCTGGCCATTTCGGCAGCTTCGCAGACAGGATTAAATGAAACAGAGCGCTCATACCAGTCAATGATGAACGGAGTCGTCGCTGTTTGCTCGCTATCACCCACCTTGAAATACAGGAGGCTAGGTTGCTTTTTAAGCCCAACGGACCTACCAGGCCCGAAATGAGCAGCAACTTCAATGGTAGCTTGCGATAGGACGCAATCATCTGCGTAAATTTTGAACCATGCATAAAGCAACTGCTTTGCATGTGAGATTGCCATCCCCACAGGGGGTGATGAAACTCTCTCATCGTTCAAAAAAGCCTCAAGAGATTGAAGCCCGCAGAAGTCGTTGGCAGTACAGAACTTGCCGTAACTCTGTGACTCGGCATCGATCGCACTCTCTATCTCTGTCTTTTTGAAGACGGAGGATAGTAGGGCGTATCCGGCATACTCTCTTGGAGATAAACCGGAGGGGAGACCGTAGGGGAAAGGATGGAACCTTGTACCACCACAGTCAGCCACGATACCAAGATCGCGCTGTAGAGCATCAAAAAGAACGACAGAAGTAATACTACTGTTATCCATTTCCGCAACCTCAAAGGAGGATATGGGAGAAAGACTCCATCTTTCAATGGCATCAGAGGACACCATCAATAAATGAGGCCGACATACCGTTGGCTTGATTGTTGAACAATCCGCCCATGAAGGACATAAAGGCCCTAATTTCATTAGGGTCTGCTGCATCTACACCCGCGGGTATAAGAAATTCTACACGCGCAAGGATAGGTACAGAAGCTTGGCCCGCTAAGGGCGTTGCCCCCTTCATGAAGATCATCTTCCACGCATTCCGAGGAATACTTGTAAGGCGACCGGTCGATGGATTGACCAGGGATAACGGTTTAAAGGTGGCTGGCCTTGTAAAAGATACAAGGAATGGAGACGCCACTGAATGAATGGATACGTCAGTCTGAGTGCCGCCTAAAGCGGTAACAACAAACTGCTTTCCAAGCATTGTGGGCGCCAGATCGGCAGCGAGGGTATACGTCGGAGACGTCAGACCCGTAACAGTAGCCCCAGTAAGGGGTGTGGTTGGCGAGAAAGCCATTAGGTACCTCAATAGTCGACTTACTCTAGATTCTAGAGTTAGCCCGGAGTTGAGAGACCCCAAGCGCAGCAGTATTAAACCACTGACCTGCAGTTGGGTGGACAAAGCGCCAGTCTTTAAAACTGACACTGAGATCTGCTTTCGACCTATTAAAGTCAACCATCTCAAAGTTGACTCTAGCAAGACTCCCTGAGACTTGACTACCGCATGTGGATGAAAGGCTAGGCAAAGGAAAACCCAACCCCACCAGCTCGGTGGTAAGCTTAGTTGACTTACTTGCGTAAATCAAGTTCTTGGTAGAGGTAAAAAGCCCCCCTAAAACTTTCCCGGTGGTACTGAAATAGTCCACGAGAAAAGAATGGGGTAGTAGTTCGTACATGGACGGGACAAAATCCCGCAAGTTAAAGCTGACCTGTTGGAGCATATGCTCGATTTTTGGGCCAGTAAACTCAGCTCGGAGAGCTCCGGATATACGAACGTTGTACAGAGACCGGGCCATCCCAATCTGTTGAAAGACTAGGTTCCCGGAATACTCTGTAGTAGTCGCATTATACAGGCATTTCGCATTAGTTTCTCCTTTTTTGGATACGCTAATACGAGTAACCTCTGGTTTTTCCATGAGGTTCTCAACAGCCTGTTTAATGGACTCGATGTCACCAAAAAGCGGGGCAACACCGTAGGTCCACTGGAGGTAAGCACTATTTAAGATCTCTGCGAATCGGTCTGATTTCTGAACCAGACCAGGCAAACGCCGTAAATTCGACACAGACCGCGCATACTTCCTAGTATGCTTGAGAATGCCCTTCAGTGGATGTCTGACCATATCTATAGTCTCCTTAAGTTCCCCAAAGAAGGGAATACTTTGAAACGGAGACTCTGTTTCCCGCACTTTGGCAAGGAAATCCAACTTACACGCGGAATCAAGGACTGCTCTTTCCCCGAAAGCGGGGGCTTGCAGCCTATACGCGTATAAGCCCTGGATCAACGGGTATCCGTCAAGGGTTGCTCGAACAGATTTCTTGTTCGGCGTACCGAGACAGTAGGTCCATACCCAGTTAACAGGAGACTGACTTACCTTAGCTAATGAAGCATAATAGCGGTAAGGCAGTGTAGCATCCCGGAAGGACGCCACCTTTTCATGCCACTTCGGATCGGAAGCGAGACTTCGAACAAGACTTTCAGTGAGCCAAGCACCACGTTTAGTGACGCCAGGCACAGTTGATATAGTCGAACGATAGGTCCCGTCAACTTTCTTAGGGAGCATGAAAACCTCATAGGATGAGAAAGAGACCCACCATGG